TCACACTCACTGTGGTACCTGTCAATGAAGTTGCATTCACATTGGCGCCACCCAGCACATTTCCGCCCGTGATGTTGCCTGTGGCTGAGATCACGCCTCCGGTCAACACATTGCCACCGGTGACGTTACCAGTTGTGCTCACAGGATTTGCGCCAAAAATCACAGTGCCATTGATGTTAGCACCGGTGATGTTGCCTGTGACACTGACCTGACCACCTAATATATTACCAGTGCCAGTTATGTTACCTGCACCAAATATAACATTGCCACCTGTGACGTTGCCACTCACACTCACTGTGGTACCTGTCAATGAAGTTGCATTCACATTGGCACCACCTGACACATTGCCACCGGTGATGTTGCCTGTGGCCGAAATCAATCCTGTGGTTTTAACATTGCCAGCCTGTACATCTGAATTGGCCACAATATTGCCACCTGTGACATTACCGACTGCATTTATCAATCCACTGGCTGATACACTACCACCGGTGACATTGCCGGCCACGCTCAGGCCCGAGGCGCTGGAAAATGTAGCAATTGCAGTAGGAAGAATGGCACCCGACGCAGTTGTGTATATTTGTACATTGGTTGCACGGCTGGTATCAGTAAAGTTTTCAGCAGCAACTATGTCCACGCGGCCAGTTGAATTATTACCAAATTGCAATGTGCCGTTGCTGAATCCACGTGCGGTAAATTGTGATAGTGTTGATCCCGATACTGTTTGAGTAGGAACAGCCCCGGTACCGCCTGCACTACGACCAGTAAATGCACTGTATGAACTGGCACCAAATGCATCTTGTACAATTCTGGTGTTGGCACTGTCCGCACCAGAAATATGCAAGTCAGTTCCCAAAGTTGTACTGTTGCCAGTGATCGAGTATACCACAGTCTGCGGAGTGGCCAATATGGTAAGTTCACAATCCGGAGTACTTGTGCCCACTGCCAAATTGGCGCCACTTATGTTGCCAGTGGCTGAAATCACGCCACCTGTCAAGATGTTACCACCAGTGATATTTGCAGTGGCACTATAAGTACTGGCTGTACTGGCCGCTGCTGATATAATGTTGCCGCCGTTTATGTTACCACTTACTGACACAGTGGTACCTGTGTGTGTGGTAGCGTTGACATTGGCACCACCCAGCACATTTCCACCCGTGATGTTGCCTGTGGCGCTGATCAATCCAGCAGTGCGTATGTTACCACCTTGAACATTGCCTGTGACAGTGGCCAGGCCACCTGAGACCAAGTTACCACCTGTGACGTTGGCAGTGGCACTTAGACTATTTCCTGTGGTAATTGCTCCTGAAATATTAGCAGTGCCTGTAATATTGGCACCAGTGGTAGTGAATACCACCACGTTTGAAGTGCCGCCAACACTGATATTAGCATTACCACTGGGAGAGGGAATTCCAAGATTTGTTGTGCCACTGCTCAATGCAGTAGCTGAAAGATTACCGGTCAGCGTAGTAGTACCTGATACAGTGAGATTTCCAGTAACCGTTACTGTACCGCCTTGCAGAGTAATAACATCAGACGCTGTAACAGTTTGTATGGTAAGATTACCGAGCACACGCTTGAAAGTAGACATTCAAAGTTCCTTTGTGTTATTTATACGATTCAAAAAGTCCGCCATTGGCATGTGATGCAAGTTGCTTATTTTTTTCAAATCTGCTATGTCTGCTGTAGTTGAGCCAACCACACGATAAAAACTGGTTTTGTGAAAATCTTTGCAAATTTTAACAATTTGCTTGGTCCAGTTGCCAGTGAATGTAGGGTTGGCTGAACTTTTTTTGTAGAATTCTGTATCTGCATAACAGTTGTTGAATCGTCCAGTTTGAGTCGGTCCCATATCAAAACCGATCATGTACACTGCTCGATTGGCATCTGCTGCTGCTTGACTCACAGCAACCGGGCCCGAACTGTATCCAAAATAGTCTTGTGCTATACGGTTGGCGCCCGAATCTGGCAGCGGACGGCGGGTATACATGCGGTTTTTTTGTGCATATCCTGTTTGTTGTATAGCTTCACTGATGGGCACATCTGTGCTGATCAGCACGTCTGGCACAAATTCACGATAGATCGCATTGCAACCATAAACTGGTCCAAGTGATTTTAGGAGATCTAAATCAATCCCTTGACGGCTCACACCATTGCCCAACACAAATGCTCTGCTCATAAAAAATCCTCCCAGTATGTAGCTGGGAGGATTCTGGCCAGTTATAAATTAGCTTGTGACGCTGGCAATCTGAGCCAGTTGCAGCGTGCCATTTTGTGCTTGTGCACCGGCAATAACTTCAGCACCGGACCATGTGACTGAACCTTCGTCTGTGAAGAAGTTGGTCACATAGTAGTTTTCTGCACTTTGTATATTGACACCAAGATTGTTGTTGCTGTAACTGCCAGTGGTCATGCCATTCCAATCACGCACCCACTTGTTGGTGATGTAGCTGGCATACACAGCAGCACTATCGCCCACTGAATAACTGATGCTCATGTTGCCTGCCGATGGAGTTGCTGTGTTGGACAACACACATTGACCCACAGGGTACACTGTGCCGTTGCCAGCACCTACCGCTGCTGCTGTGAATATTCTACCCACCGCTGCTGTGCCTGATAATATGGTGGACCAATCACTGGTGCCCAATGACACGATTTGATAGCTTTGACCCACAATAAGACCGCTGCTGAGTGCATAGGTTCCGCCGGTGTAAGCCACCAGGAACTTGTGCGAACCTTTTTGGCGTATGATACGTCCGGTGTAGCTGCTGGCCAAGGAAAATGTGTTTGTGCCATCTGCCAACAGAATATTGACCAAACATGCAATTTCTGGATAGGTAGCACTGGCTGTGCTGGTCACTGGCGATCCGCCAACCACACCCAAGAATTGCGTGTCATCCAGTGTTTGAACTGGTGTGTTATAAGCAGGGTTTGTCAATGTGCCAAACGGAGGATAACCTGCGTCAGTCAAGATGTTCTGATTGTAACTGGTGGTTGTGCCGGATACACTTGTGCCTGAACCCACACTTGTTTTTTGAATTTTAAGAGCTCTTCCCATTTTTTTCTCCTTAAAGAAGCCCAATGTGGGTTCTAGCCACTACGCAGTGGTTGCTGCATAAAACACCGTATTGTGTTGACAAGTATTTAGCCACATGTTAAAATTTAACACCGCACAAGGGATTTTATTAAATATGCCATGACCCCAAACGAACTTATCGAAGCCGGCAACCAACATCGCGCCGACAATCAACCTGACCAAGCCATAGCATGTTATGCTCAGGCATTTGTGCAAGATCCCAACTCTGCCGCAGCATTCAACAACTATGGCAATGTGCTGCGCGAAATGGGCTATCCGGCCAGAGCCATCCCATTCTTGCAGCATTCTCTTGTGTTAGAACCTGCCAATGTCACAGCTCAATTCAATCTGGCAGTGAGTTATTTGATCATGGGCAACTATGCTCAAGGTTGGCCAGCTTACGAATCACGCTGGAACTACGAACATCTGGCCGGTACTGAACCCCGACACTCACAACCACGTTGGCGCGGCGAATCGTTACAAGGCAAAACTATCTTGGTCATTGGTGAACAGGGCCACGGCGACTGCATACAGTTTGTGCGATTCTTGTACAACCTGCATGTGATGGGTGCTCAAATCAAACTGCAGGTCACAGACGGATTGATTCCGGTTATGAACACCAGCAACATGATACAACAGGTCAGCAGCTACGACACTGACATGGGCGACTTTGACTACTGGGTTCCTATCATGAGCATACCAGGTGTGTTGGGCATCACAGTGGACAACATACCCAAGATACAGAGTTATCTCAATGCTCAGCCTGCGCTGGTACAAATGTGGCAACAACGGCTGGGCCCAAAAACTCGCATGCGAGTGGGCATAAACTGGAGTGGACGTAGAGATGCCTGGCTGAATCGTCACAAGGGTGTGCCATTCCCGGTGATACTGGAAATGATCCGGGCCAATCCTGAATACGAATGGATCAACCTGCAGATAGATGCCACGCCTGAAGAATCACAAGCACTGGCAGATGCCGGTGTCAGCTGCTATCCGGGTACCATTGTTAGTTTTGCAGAAACTGCTGCGTTGATCATGAATCTGGATGTGGTGGTTGGTGTGGACACATCCATATCACACATGGCTGGTGCACTGGGCCGACCAGCCTGGATCATGCTGAATGCGTTTGCCACAGACTGGCGCTGGATGTTGGACCGAGACTCTAGTCCTTGGTATTCCACTGCTAGACTGTTCCGTCAACCTGCAATGGGTGACTGGGCCAGCGTGACCAAGAAAGTTGCTCAATATCTCAAATGGTTCAAAGTCTAGACAAATACACCAGACGATTTAGTTCGTTGGTGTAGCTTTCTTTGATTTGGTTGTCTGGATGGTCTCGATTCCACCGCTCTATATCTCGCGTGACACTTTGATTTGCTGGATCAGATTTTATAGCTTTATCCACTTGTGTTTGAGTGGGCGGTGCAACCGGCTGACCATTGTTTGGAGTAACTGAGTCGATTCCTGGTATATTTTGATTTGCCATAAAGTTTTTGCCAGCAGACACCAATGCATCTCCCGTTAACGATAACGGAGTGTAAGGAAATTTTGGCGCAGTTGGTGGGCTAAATTGATTATATGCAGTTGGTCCTAGAAAAGCCGCGGCTGCTGCTGTTGTTTTCCAAGGAAATCCAGATTCTTTTCCAGTATTGATGTTTATTACCGGAGGTGCAGCAGCCGATGGGGGTTTTGACCAATCTGGATGTATACCGGGTCCGCTACTCGATCCAGCAGGTGGTGGTTGATCCATACTTGGATCTCGCTTGCCACCGGATGATTGTTGACCACCAGTAGTTTTTGGTGCGTCAGCACCTGGTTTAATCTGTTTGGCCAAATCATCTGATGGTGTATCAATAGATGGCTCTCGGCGGCCGCTGGCGGCATCAGCACCTGGTTTGATTTCTTTAGACAAATCATCCGCTGTAGTTTCGGCTGATTTTGGTGCTGGTGCTTTTTTTGCTGCACTAGCTTGTGCTGCTCGTTTTGCTGAATCTAAATTCATTGCTGCAGGACCATTTGTTGGAGTTCGTAATTGATCAATAGTGACTCCAGGGCCTGTTGGTCGAGGTGGAATTCTGCCGCCGCCTGGCGGTGGAACATTGCTGACTTCACCAGTACTTGGATTACGCCACACTGCTGGTCCAGATGATGGCGGCGTTGGATCTCTACGAAGTGCAGATAATTCTGCTGGTGATACCAAATTGTCTGCGGATTTTACTCCACCCAATTCTGACTTTGCTCTTGATATTGCATCCTTCATTGTTTCTCCAGGCAACCTTTCAATGCGAGGCAATGCCTTGCCCACAAATGGTGCACCTTTGGTCAAGAGGTTTTCTTTGATTGCAATTTCATTTATTTTCATAACAGTCCAGTATTGGTATGGTTTATTTATTTTTAAATGTCATCTGACCCATGATAACATCTCTAAACTTTTCACTGTGAAAATATTGTTTGTTGTGTTCAACTCGGTTGATCACCCGACTGTAATCTTCTAACACAGTGCCTGATCCTATCCATTGCTCTATAAATTCAACAATTTTGTAGATACGCACGTTTTCATCAGGTTCGCTATCCCATGTGGTCCACGGAACCACATCTTCAAACATATCCAGTCCAATGTCTTTGAGAAATTGATTGGTACCTGCCGCCGCCAACATAACAGGAATTTGTCTGGCTACAAATGGTTTGCAAGTTTTTTCACTGAGATAACACAGATCAATTGCAGTTTCAGTCACAATATTCACAGCATAACAACCATAAACCTCATGTGAAATTCCTGGATCAGCTTTGTCACTGGTTGGCCCTTCGCCGGGTAAATCACGATACCCAGGAAAAGTATACATCATGTGATCCAATAGATTCCGGCGTTGGAACTGTTCAAACAACTGCACTCGAAATGATCTGGGTTTGTTGTTCAAACACATGATGGCTTGAGTTTTATTGCTGCCAGAATCCATGCTGAATCCTGGCCACCAAAGATTGGCACGCAGACTAAACATCCATAAAAACAACGGAAAAAAATGTACCCCGGGCTCGGGGCAATACCAGTAGTCAAAATTATTGGTCAATGTGGGATTGATTTTGAATACAATTTTGCTGTCTGGATAGGGATTGTGTGTGTTGTCCAACACTCGATTTTGCCAAGGATGAGCATTTAGTAATTGTTCTGTTTCGGTTACATTTTCAAAATCCATGTCAGTCACAACCAATATGTCTTGATCAAACCATTGTGTAAGATATGTTCTGTTTGTGTAGTGTCGGTCAGGATGCAAGTAATGTATCATGCAAGTACTTAGTCAACAAAAAAGGGCCTTGCGGCCCTTTTTTGATTTGTTTACATACTTGTTTAACGCAAGTACATAACCAATCTCAAGAAAAACTAAGATTGGATACGGCAATTTCCCCGACGTAGTCGCCAGCGTTACCAAAAGACGATGCAGTGTTAGTGAGTTCTATGTAGCCATAACGTGTCATGAAGCTCACGACTGGTTCGAAGGTGCTTGGATCCAGAACAACACCACTGCTCATCAACGGAATGTATGGGCAGTAGAATGCAGGAGCGTCAGCTTCTGAGCTACCTTTGTAACCAACCAACACAGGGGTGGTATCGCTGGCATAACTGTCAACAAACACACGCATAGCGCCGTTCAGTGTGCCAACAAACTTGGTGTTGGTAGGTGCTTCGAATGTACCTTCTGTGGTACGAGCAAATGCGCTTGTGGTCGCACTTTGCAGTACGGTCAATGCAGCACTGCTAACAACAGCGTAGTTACCAGCGCCACGACGTGTGCGTTGGGCGATCAAGTTAGCAACACGGTTGATAAGAACAGCCAAAGCGGCGTGTTCGTCACCAACGAATGTAGCTGTACCAGAAACGGTAGCTTGGTTGTATGTGAACTCAGTAGCTGCCAACGAACGCAGACTCAACAAGATCTCTTGGTCAATTTCAGCTGTGATCTCTTGTGCCAGAGCAGCCATGATTTCTGCTTCAACGTCAATGCCATGCATGGCTTGTGCGTCTTGTGCAGATTCAAAGGTCCAACGAGCTTGCAACTTGCGTGTGCGAGCTTCAACGGCCTGCTTCAGGATCTGAACAGAAATCTGCTTACCGCCAGTACCTTCCATGGTGGCTGTGGCGCCGCCAGTGTAGTTGGTAGCTGTGCTGGTACCTTGTGGTACTGTGGAATAAGCAGTAGCGATTGTGAATGGGCTCAACGCTTCTTGGCCAGCTGTAACGCTAGTTGCAGCAGCAGAAGTGTCAGTCAAACTCTGGGCATAACGCACACGCAGGGTGTGGATCTGACCAACAGGACCAGTCATGGGCTGAACGCCTACCAATTCGTTAGCAATAACGGTTGGCATCACACGACGGATAACTGGCAGAATCACACGGTTTAGTGTGGCGATGTTGCCAGCGCCTGTGGAGCCTGCTGTTGCATTCTCTTTCAGGTACTTGCGAGTGTTTTCTAAGATAACACCCATGCTATTGCGCTTAGATCCGTTAAGACCTTCGAGCAGGGCTTCTTTGGTTTCGCCCCAGCGGCTCTCTAATAGTTCTTGTGACATTTAAGTCTCCTTTATTAAATGATTATAATCCTGCCAAACGCTTCAAGTCGATCACATTGCTGCGTTCTTCTTGTGGAACATTGGATACAGTTTTATTACCAGTTACTGCGGTGACTTGTTCTGTGATAACTTTAGAGGTTCTCACGGATCTGTCTTCCAACACTGCTGGTAGATATTTTTCAAAAGCATTTTTCAGACGGGATG